CTTTCGGAAACTTGTCCAAAGAACTCTGAGAGCAGAGTCATAGCCGTTACTTTAAAAATGTTAAAGAGAATGAAACCAGACTTAAAGGGAGTTATAACTTATGCTGATACTGCATATGGACATACAGGAACCATCTATAAAGCGTGTAATTTTAAACAACACGGATTAACAGCACAAAAGACTGATTTGTTTGTAGATGGGAAACCTGTGGGTAAGTCAAAGGGTGTTAAGTATAGCGAATTAGGTGGGGAATGGAGAAAGAGAAGCAGAAAGTATCTATTTAGTTATAGTCTCACAAACTAAAGGGGGTAAGACAGATGAATGAGAATAAAAAAAGAAAGAGGATAATAGCAGGTTCTTGGGGTAAGAAGTTACATAGATGGTGGCTTATTGATTATTTATCAAAGCTCAAGAACTGATACGGGGTTATAAGTGTAACCACAACGGTTCTGCTATCGACTTGTAACCCTATATTAGGACTTAAGTGGGTAGATAATCGAACACCTACCCATAAGTGGGGACTTGTATAAAGTTTAAAGGATAAATATGAAACCATTTCTAAGAGAAATAGCAGTAGATGAGAAAGAAAGAGTACTTATCAAATTATTAATTGTTGTATCGGTGGGTATTGTGTTCTTAGCTATAATGATGGCATTTGCTAAGATGTCACTAGACCTACAAGGTACAATGCCGGTTAGAGAATACGAAAAGATACTTAATGTTGATGCGGACACAGGTATGGTAAAATTAACACAATGAGCAAAGAGTTATCAAAGGTTGGTAGACCCACTAAATTAGTTCCAGAGACTGTAGAAAAAATAATAGAGATACTAAAGATAGGAGGAACTATAGAGGACGCTTGTGCATACGCTCAAATAGATAGAACAACTTATTATAACTGGTTAGAATCAAATCCAAGTTTTTCAACAGAAACAGAGAGTGCAAAGATATATACAGATATCATGGCTTATAGGACGGTATCTAAGGCTGTACATGAGGGCTCAAAAGAGGATGCATGGAAATGGTTAGAGAAAAGAAGATTCAACCAACCAGGTACACAAGTCAATGTCCAGGGGGAGAAGGTATTAGTCATCCCATCAAGTTTAATGGATAAATATGGAATTTCACCCAGCGCAAGACCGGATAGCGAGTGATACCCATAGGTATAGGGTTGTAGTATGCGGTAGAAGGTTTGGTAAAACAACTCTATCAGTATGGGAGATGTTAGCATTTGCATGGTCAAGAGAAAAAAGCAAGGTTGTATATCTAGCCCCCACTATCAAACAAGCCCGGGACATAGCGTGGAGGATGCTAAAGGAAGCCACAAGAACGGTATCCGAGGCAAATGAGACAAGACTGGAACTATCACTGACTAATGGTTCTGAGATATGGCTTAGAGGCACGGAGAATGTAGAATCATTAAGAGGACAGGGGATAGACTTTCTTGTAGTAGATGAGGTTGCAAGCATAAAGAACTGGAACGAAACATGGGAGGAGGTACTAAGACCGACACTAACAGACACAAGAGGTCAGGTATTATTCATAGGTACTCCTAAAGGGTACAACCATTTTTATGATTTATACATGAAACCTCACGAGGATACAGACTACATATCTTTCAAGTTCACATCATATGATAACCCTTTCATTCCTTCTGATGAGCTGGAGAAGGCTAAGGATGAGATGGACGAGGATGCATTCAGACAGGAATACATGGCGGAGTTCAGAAGGTTTGTAGGTATGGTCTATAAAGAATGGGATATGGACAAGCAGTTCATGCCTATAGAATACGACCCCAAGCTGCCACTACATCTTGCCTTTGATTTTGGTGTCAATGACCCTACGGCTATAATATGGATACAAAGAATGGGCGGGGAGTTTAGGGCAATAGACTACTTTGAATCAAGTGATGCTAGTGTGGATAGGTTTATATCCATTATAAATGGAAGACCTTATCATCCTATATCCGGAGCATTTGGTGACCCCGCGGGGGAAGCAAGAAGTATCACAACTAACACCAGTCCTATAGACGAGTACAGAAGGCATGGGATACATATCAAGGTAAAGCCTGGGGTAACCATAGAGGAACAGGTACGAATAACCCACAAGTACATCCCATCTCTATTTGTAAGTGATAAACTACCAAGGCTAAGGGATTGTATACTAGGTTATAGATATCCGGAGAAAAGGGATAGCCTGATAAACCAGTCTAATGAGATACCGATACATGATGAATACAGTCATGCTATGAGGGCATTAGAGTATTACTTTGTTAACCAAGAGACAGGAGTACAGTCATCTAATATCAGTAAATTTGCTAAGGTTGATTTGTTTGATAAGAGAGGAATATTAAAATGATAATAGACATCGAATCGATAAGAAGTATTAGGTCGGACACCGAGCTACTGGACTATATCGGTAGAGTGTCTGCTGAGCTGATAGAAAAGAACTATCCATATGTCCCACGTGTTGTAGAGCAGATTAAAAGGATAAATGAACAAATGGGTGGCAATGGGATAGTTCATATTGAGTTAAAGATATATCAAGGTAAAGTTACTGAGGCGGTATTCCATGAAGTAACAAAGCTAAAATTTTGATATAATAATGTCATGGACACACAACTACTTGACGATGTGCAATCACATCTTGAGGATTCAAACTCTTATCTAGAAACCCGTCGTGATGACTGGGACGAACTTGAGGCAATGCTTATCGTATCCTTAACGGATGACCTTTCCAAAACTACACAAAACAGAATATATGACCCAAGACTATCAACCATAGTTTATGAACGTTCATCAAGAGTAATGGCACAAAACCCCAAAGGTAAAGCATACGCACAGTCCAAAGACGATATAGGTAAGAACATGTTGATGAATCTTTTATTAAAGTACTTCTACAAGAACTCCAATGAACAAGATTCAATGCTTATTAAACTAAGACTGATGGATGTCTATTCGTTAGTCTATGGTTCTATGTTTGCACTTGTTCCTTGGAGAGTTAATAAGAACGGTTATACAGGACCTGAATTAAATGTGCTTCCTATAAGGGACTGTTTTCCTCAACCTACTAAAAGGAATGTATCCGATATGGACTGGTTCACAGTAAGAAACGTTGTATCGATTGACTGGTTAAAGTCACAAGACGATAAAGTATGGAAGAACATTGATAAACTTGAGAAGGAGTTAAAAGCTAATAAAGATGGTGGGGACAAACAGATAGATGATAACAAAAGGTCATTTATAGAAAAGACTTATTACCCATCTACATTTAGTGATGTGGTATTCCCTCAGGTTGAGATATATACAGAATACAGGGAGGACAAGTGGGTAACCTGGACACCTCAAAGAGTAAACAATAAGACATCCCAACCCTACATACTAAGAGAGGCTAACGAAGCATATGTCGATAACAAACTTCCTATAATTGCAAAACACGCATTTCCTTTAATTGATAGTCCTATAGGACTTGGTGAGTTTGCAAGAGGTCAGTCTCTACAGATGGCTATTAATTCCCTATGGAACCTATACATGGAGGGTGTCAAGTATTCCATATTCCCGCCACTTCATATCAATCCTGATGAAGTTGTACCCTCATCTATCAAGTGGAACCCTGGTGAATACTGGTTCATGAACAGACCAAACCAGGATGTACAGGCAATGGCCTCCGTTAATCCCCAAGGCATTAATACATTCCAATCCACTTATGGTTCCCTGATATCCTCAATCGAAACTCAAGCCGGTACAACATCAGTAAGGGAATCAGCCAACACCAAATCGTCACTTGGAAGGACACCGGAGGCCATAAGATTTATTAGTGAAAAAGAATCAGCAAGGGATGAGTGGGATAGAGTAATGATGGAAGATACCATAGACCAGATGTATACAAGATGGATATCCTTAACGGTCAACAAGATGGAAAAGGATGTTAAGATGAGGCTTTTCGAGGATGAGATAGAAGACATTGCTAAATCATACCCTGATGTAACAGAGCTATACGAATCAGGTAGAGGTCAGGTAAATATCAGAAAGAAAGATATCGAGGCAGAATATGATTTTATTCTGGAGACAGGTTCAACAACTAAGGTAGATATAGAAGAAGAACAAAACAACCTAACCACTATCTTAAAAGCAGTACTAGAAAACCCAACCATACTGGAAGCATTAGCAGCTAAGAACAAGACCATTGATATAGGGGAGCTATTTAAGAGATGGCTTATAGCAGGGGGAACTAAGGACTGGGAAAGGGTAATAATAGATATGGAACAGCAACCCCAACAAGAAGAACAGCAGATGTCCCCACAAGACCAAGAACTAATGGCACAATACCAACAACCACAAATGGGTCAGCCCCAGATGGAACAACCTATGAGTCCAGTAGAGCAGCAACCACAGATGGATATACAAGCACTAGCATCTCAGTACCAAGACCCCGACATTCAACAAGCCATACTACAAACAATGAGTGAGAGAATGGGAGGCATACCGGCACAATGAACCAAGAAGCTTACCAAGCACCGCCCCCAGCATTCCTACGTAGGGTAATAAACGACATTAAAAAAGAACCCGAGGTAAAGCCTAACGATAAGGACAAGGTAATGGCCGAACTAAGTCAATCAGATGCATGGAAGGTATTGAAAAGATACATAGAAACAAAACAAGTAATGCTAGCTCAACAACTAAGGGATGCGACTGATAATGCTACAATGGAAGAGATAGGATTTAGATTCATGATAACTGACCAGATAAATGACTTTGCTTCAAAGATAGTAAGTTTTGTGGAAGCCCCTGCAACCGCAATAAGATTGAAAGATGAACGAGGAACCGATAGTAATAGAAGCGGAAGTGATAAGAACAAAACCCGCTGAGTTTCATAAAATAAAATGGGTCAATGGGCAAGCTGTTTGTGTGTCTTGTAAGTCAAACCACACCATTAAACTTACCCAGGAACAACTAAGGACACTTTTAGATACAGGTGAAGTCGTGCTATAATTTATATAGTAATTCCAGTTCGGCACTACCAGCCGTAAAATAGGTAAAAGGAATATATGCAATTAAAAAGTGAAAAGGCCGTAAAGAACGACGAAATCCTTGCTAAGATGAAAGCCGAGTTATCGGTCAATAACGAGGAGGACATCGAGGAGGACGACGAAGTTACAGAGGAAGAGGATACTTCCGCAGAGGAATCGGCCCCCGCTGAAGACAAACCCGCCGAAGAAGTAGAGGAAGAAGCGGAGGATGCGACCACAGAATCCGAAGAACCAGAACTTTCCGAGGAAGAGAAAGAGCGACTATCAGAAAAGACCAAGCAAGAGATGCTTAGGCTTAGAGAACGAGCTCAGAAAGCAGAGGAGGAGCTGAAACAGGCAAGGGCAAGAAAGCCTTTAGAAGAAGCGGTAGAGACCGTTAAAACTATAGAGGATAAACCTTACATATTGCCTTGGGAACAGCCAATTGTCACGCCCGAGCAAGTCAGGAAAATAACCCGGGAAGAGGCCGAGACGGAACGCAGGATATCACAAATTGGTATCGATGCCGACTATCTTGAAACCAAGTATCCCGAGATGGACCCTAACTCGGACAAGTACGACCCTGATTTAGTATCAGACGTCTACGAGACATTTAAGGACAAGTTCAAAGCAACCCCTTCTGTGCGTCTTAGGGAACTAGCCGAGAAAAAACTAGGCTATATCCAAAAGATAAGGGATGAAACAAAAGCTGAAAAGCAACGCCAGGAGAACATACAAAAGCAGGAAGCCGAACAAGCACCTCCCGCAGAAGTATCACCTGCGAAAAAGAAAGTATCCCTTACTGAGCAGATAGGAAAAGTCTCATCCATCAAAGAGCTTGAGGCTCTTAGAAACAAGATATAACTCTTTAAAGTATTAAAGGCTAAGTTTACTAAACAAGCCACGCTATTAACTGCGTGGTTTTTTATTGGAGGAATTAGAAATGGCAGTTACGACAACTGGAATTATGCCTCAACCAGTGCAGGCATATTACGAAAAGAAGTTCTTACTTCGTGCAGAAGAGAACTTTATCTACGAGCAGTTGGGTACTCCCGGACGAATCCCCGCAAACGAAGGTAAGACTGTTGTATGGAACAGAATGACCAACCCTTCCGCTAAAGTTACCGCTTTAACAGAAGGCACTGACCCCACACCAAGTGGATTGTCAGCAGTTCTGGTCTCCGCAAGTGTCGCCCAGTTCGGAAACTATGAGCAGGTATCAGACCTACTTGAACTAACCGCTATCGACACCTTAGTAGAAGAGGTAATAGATGTTCTCGCTTATGAGGCAGCTTTATCTATTGATACTGTTGTTGTTGGTGCGTTATCAGGTGGTGGTACTCCGCTTATAGCTTCTGGAGTTGTGGCAAGGAACTCTCTTGTAGCAGCTAATACCATTACAGTAGCGGACATTAGAAAAGCAAAGAGAAACCTTGAAAGATTCGCAGCTAAGCCTCATACCAAAGATAAATTCGTTGCAACCGCACATCCTGACGTCATCTATGACTTGGAAGGTGATAGTAACTGGGTTAACGCTCACATCTACACTGAAAAAGGAATCGATGCTATCTACAACGGGGAAGCTGGAGAGATTTATGGAACTCGTTTCATGATGACTCAAAAAGCCCCTGTTTTGACAAACTCAGGTTCAGCAGCTGCAGAGGTCTATCAGACACACATTATGGGTAGGGATTTCTTTGGAGTTTCAAAACTTCAAAACCTTGTCACATATGTTGATAGCCCTTCACCAAGAAGTGCATTAAGACTGTATTCCGACATTGGTTGGAAAGCAGCATTCGCAGTCAAGGTGTTGAATGATTCATACGCTATGAGACTTGAATCCGGAGCAACCGCTTAAACAATTAGTCCTATAGGGCAGGGTATTGACCCTGCCTGTAGGCGTGATAGAATATTGTTGTTATGATAAAACCCAATACGCATCGTTATCTCATCAAACCTCTTCTCATCGACCAATTAAAATCATCAGGAATAGTAATGGCGGGACAACTCACAGCAGGTGAGCATCTATTTTATGGTGAGATAATATCCGCATATGAAGGGGACACTAGGTTTAAGCTAGGGGACACAGTTTATTATTCAGAGTATTCATCAGCATCTTTGTTTGACTATGCAGCAGTAGTTGACGGTAGCAAGACATTTAGTGATGCAAAAAAAGAAGGACTTGTCATCGTTGCTGAGGATGACATCATGGCCTATGACATTACAGAGGTTTCGGGAACTACTAAGAAGAATAGACCCTAAACTACAAGTAAGGGTCAGAGGCACAGGAGACGTTGTAGGAGTATTTGTAGGAACCGCAGGAAAAGGCGGTTATATCTGTAGAATGAGCAAAGGGGAACTACAGCTTAATGGGTATAGATGGGCACTAGCAGACCCAAAGAATCCATTTAATAAACTAAACGGTAGGATAAAAAAGAGGGGACGCAAGACAGTTATAAACCTACTTCGTAATTATAGATGGGTACAAAACCACTACCAACGCTCAATGCTTACATGGGGAATAGACTACCCCGACCATCTGGTCAAAGGTCTAACACAAGGGGATACATCGCATGGAAAGTAAGGTAAGCATAATAACAGCAACACATAACCGCTCGAAGATGTTAGAAAAAGCTATTCGCTCGGTCCTAGCCCAGACTTATAAGGATTTTGAATACATCATTGTTGATAACGCATCCACAGATAATACAAGGAAAGTCATAGAAAAGTACGCCAAGAAGGACAAGCGTATCAAGTACGTCTATGAAGAAGTTGTAATAGGTACACACTGCAAACCTCTTAATACAGGGATACTTCATTCAACAGGAAATTACATAACGTATCTTGATGATGATAACGAATACTATCCGTATAAATTAGAGATATCAGTAAACGCACTAAAGCAAAACCCGGAGATTGACGTGGTGTATTGCGACATGATGGTCCACTCAGGTGAGGAATCGACAATGGGTATCGCATTAGATTTTGACCCACAATTCTTACTTAACAGAAACTACATCGACACATCAGAAGTTATGCATAAAAGGGATGTTGTGTTTTGTGTTGGCGGGTGGAATGAAAAGGTAAATCGTTTTACTGATTGGAACCTATGGGTAAGAATGGCTAAGTGGGGTGCTAAGTTTCAACGCATCCCTATCATTGCTTTAAAGTATAACGCACATGGTGGGGATACACAGTCTAAAAGGACTGGTGTTAAAAGCTGGTATGACCCGACATATGGACTGACAATGTTCGAACCGACCTTTGACCCTGCGGGAGACTTCATATACCTACCATACCTTGGTGATGAGTGTGGGGATGAGGACAACCCCAAGGTAGCGGTATTTACCATGACCTATGAAAGGTTAGATTATACAAGAAGAATGGCAGAGTCCATGGCACGCTCGGCAGGGTATCCTTTTGACTGGTTTGTCTTAGACCAGGGAAGTGATGATGGGACTCCTAAATGGCTCAAGGACTCTTATGCACATTTTATCCACTTATCAGATACGAACATGGGAATAACAAAAGCAAGCAATTTGCTTTTAGATGCAATAGGAAACGACTATCAGATAATAGTAAAGGTTGATAACGACTGTGAATTTCTAACTAAGAACTGGCTTCACACTCTTGTAGACCTGTGGAAGCGTAATCACATGCTTTATATGTCCCCCTATCCTGAAGGACTTGTACACAACCCCGGCGGTGCACCAAGAATAGGACACGCCTATGTAGGACCCTATATGGTAGAAGTCACACAACACATTGGAGGTCTATGTGCTTTTGTTGATGCAAGAGCTTATAAGGACTTTAGATGGGAAGACCAGTTCAAACATGGAAATCAGGATATGGAGGCTAGTGTGAGCTTTAGAAAACAGGGGTACATGCCTTGTTACATTCCTCTACATAGGGTGTGGCATATGGATAATACCGAGGGACAGTATAAGAAGTACCCAACCTATTTTGAAAGAAGGGTAAAGGAGAAGACGGAAGTCATATGAAAACATTCATTGTAATTGGAATGCGTAGCGGGACATCTATAACAGCAGGAATTATGCATATGTGGGGTATTGATATGGGACTAAGTTTCAGAGGCCCTGATAGTAATAATGAGACAGGGTACTACGAGGACTCGGAAATGCTACGGGCAGTCACCAGTATTATAGGGAACAGATTTGAAAGAGCAGAGCAAATACAATGCGTTGATGTGGAACAGCTAAGACAGTTCAAAGATTTAATCGAGGGAAAGAAAAAGGACCTGTGGGGTTTCAAAGCACCTGGGGCTTGCTTTATGGTAAATGTTATTGATATGCTTGTCCCAAACCCTCACTACATAGTTTGTACAAGAAATCCCAAAGACATGGCAGCTTCCTTAGAAAAGATAAAGACCCACGCCCTACCTAAAGGTTTTAACCACCTTAAGTACTGTGAGATGTGGCAAAAGACTATAGATGAAGTTACTAGGAACAAGAGGAGAATCACAATACCTTTCGAGGGTCTTGTTAAATATCCTCAAGGGTCTCTAAAGGAGTTGATTGATTTCCTAAACATTGCTGTAGACGAGGATAAATTTAACGAAGGAGTAAGGATGGTAAACCCGTCCTTAAGACACCATGCTTCTGACATTTAAGGAAGGTGCGTTAGAAAAGATAGCTGAGGCAAATGCTAAAAGCAGAGCGTCTTATGACTGGATTGCAAAGTATGCTGATATATATGATGAGAAAGATAACAGAGTGCTTGACGTAGGTATTCATGGTGATGTCTGGCCCGGGGGACATAAGTTCCTTTTTAAGAAAGCAACCTATGAAACATTAGATATTGACCCTAAAGTCGCACCGACATTTGTGGCTGATATAAGAGATATGCCTTTTGAGGACGAGACTTGGGATATGATTATATGCCACTCTGTTATAGAACACGTCTTACAGAGGCGTACAGAGGCTTACGATGAGTTATTTAGAGTACTTAAAAGAGGAGGTATACTTTTGTATAACATACCGATATATATGGATAAGGAGTCAGAACCAGCAAGTGTTGTATCAAGGACACAATTAGAGGAGGCCTATAAGACCAAGGATTTTAAGTTAAGGATACTTCCCGATAGGTGTTATTTTGTGGAGGTTAGAAAATGATAGCAGTAGTTGTACCAACAATAAGACCAGAAAGCCTAAGACAGTTCAAGATAGAGTGGGGGGAACAGTTCGAAATGCATGACGTGAACCTGATAGTGGTAGAAGATGGGGAAAATCCCAAGGTCAACGGTTATTCCGTTAGGGATATCATGGGTAAGGATGAAGACCTTATTTACAACTTCAATGATGGGGTTAGAAACTTAGGATTTTCTTATGCTTCTAAAACAAAGGCTGAATATATCATCACACTGGATGATGATACTAAGCCTAACGGGGATACTATAGGAGACCATATCAAAGCATTGAACAACTATGGGATGACCACATGGGTAAATACAGCAAGTGATTATATGAGAGGTATCCCTTATAACGTAAGACAGGAGTCGGAGGTGGTTCTAAGTCACGGCGTGTGGTATGGGGTGGCAGACTGGGATGCACCTAGTCAGCTGATTAAAGGAAACAAGGAGGTTATTTTTAAACAAGGTGTCGTACCAAAAGGAGTAATGTATCCTATGTGTGGTATGAATGTAGCCTTTAAACGTAAGATGCTACCATACATGTATTGGGCACCTATGGGCCCTAGAGTAGGACTTGATAGGTTTGCTGACATTTGGTGTGGTATAGAATCCAAGAAGATAATAGATGATAATGGGTGGGCGGTAGCTACAGGGTATGCATCAGTTAGACACGAGCGTGCAAGTAATGTCTGGAAGAACCTACAGAAGGAAGCTAAAGGACTTGAGATGAATGAGAGCTACGGACAAGATGAATATTTCAAATTATATGAAAGGCAAAGGAAAAGATGGCAAGACCTTATTTCACGGTCAATATCGCAGTCTATAACCAGCTTGATAATCTAAAGGTCATACTACAGGCATTGGATGCTCAGCTATTTAGGGACTTTGAAATCATAGTTTGTGATGATGGTTCAAGTGATGGGACAAGAGAATGGATGGAACAAAACCGTGGGGATATTAAATACTTCTGGCAAGAGGATGAGGGTTTTAGACTGGCTAAATCTAAGAACAACGGGATAAGAGCGGCAACAGGTGAATACTTTGTATCCTTAGAGGGAGATGTTATACCTAACTATAAGATGTTATCGGAGTATAAGTTATGGTCAAAGCCAGATACGGTACTACTTGGAGTAAGACATGACATACTTGAACTTCCCGAGCTACCTCTTGATTTTTCTAAACTGGATGATTCTATAGAGATGTTTGACTTTAGGTCACAGGTATTAAGAATGTGGGATAAGGTAGTAACCCCTTGGAGGTTTTGCAGTGGGTGTAACTTTCTAATTCCAACGGACACATTAAAGGAAATAGGTGGGTGGAACGAGAACTTTAAGCATTATGGGATAGATGATTATGAGGTTTGTCTAAGGCTTTACATGGCGGGACTAAATATAAAGCCATGCATGGGTGCTTATGGGTATCATTTAAAACATGACATCAGACAAACAACAGAGGATAATATCAGAATGTTAGAAGAACTGGAGGCGGCATATGAAAGTAGCAATTGAGTACGATGATTTTAGTCCGGTAAACCATCATTTGGATTTATTAGAAAAGGCAAAGGAACACTTTCCCAACTTTAAGGTAACCCTATTTACTGTTCCTTGGGACGTACAATTTAGCAGAACAATGCAGGACTCTGCACCAATAACACTGGAGAAGTTTAAGCCTTGGGTAGACGCTGTTAATAAATGTGATTGGATGGAGATTGCTTTGCATGGTCTGACACACGCTCCTTTAGAGTTTAGTGAGCTAAGTTATGAGGGTGCTATGAAGCGTATCGTCATAGGAATGAAGATGTTCGAGAATAGAAAGATTAAAAACTTCACTAAGGTATTCAAAGCACCTATGTGGAGTATATCGGTAGAGGCAAAGCGTGCAGCTAAAGACTTGGGATTTGTTGTTGTTGAAGACGGTTATTATAACTGGAACCTTGCAAACGATGAACCTAATGCTGATGCTAAAGAGCCTTACATAATGCATGGGCATATTCAAGACGTAACAGGAAATGGACTTGAGGAAACCTTTCATAGTCTTATGAAGCTTCCCCCTGATACGGAGTTTATGTTTCTATCAGAGGTACTTAATGCAAGTAAAGGAGACTATACTTATCATGTCTAATATACTTTTCTTTCATAATGGAACGGCTAGCCATAAATGGAGAATTGGTGGGGTAGCGGAAAGGGCTAACAGAGAAACAGAACACGCTATATATGTTACCTCACATATGAACTGGAACAAGAGTATTGTTGATGCAGACCTAGTGATAATTGAGATGCTGGCAAGTCCTGACATTGTTGAAACGTGTCATCAACAAGGAGCTAAAGTTATATACGAGGCTGATGATGCCTTTATAGACTCATACGGTAATGAAAGAAAGAACCTCCAAAAGCTAACCGATAGTCACAGGAAAACAGTGATAGATGTTATAAATAAAGTAGACGCATTAACAGTCACTAACGAAACCCTCAAGAAAAACTACTCAAGGTTTACTGATAAACCTATATATGTTCTACCTAATTATATCGATTTGGAATGGTATGGGACCGATAAGTTAAATATCGAACGTACTACAGATGAGATAAGGATAGGATGGTTTGGGAGTCACGGACACTTAGAAGATTTACAGATGGTAATTCCAGCCCTTAATGAGGTACTAGACAAGTATAAAAATACTAAGCTTATCTATTGTGGGTTTGGCGGTATGAGTTCCAACTCACTAGCAACTGAGGCCGGGTGGGGCGAAGATGTGTTTAAAGATATTCCACGAGAAAGAAGGGAATTCTATCCTGGGGTTAGAGAGGACTTCTGGCCCATGAAACATAGATTTTTGGACTTGGATATTGGTATAGCACCTTTGGTTGATGACTACTTTAATGCTTGTAAGACACCTATTAAATGGATGGAATATGGTGTACTTAAAACCCCCTCTGTATGTTCACCACTTCTATACAAAGATGTTATAACTCATGGAGATGACGGACTTATTGCAAGAAACCACAAAGAGTGGGTCAACCTTTTGTCGGATTTGATAGAGGATAAGGAGTTCAGAAAAGAGATGGGGGATAGAGCATTTACTACTGTTACAACAAAACATAACCTTGACAATCATTGGAGTGACTTTCTCGATGTTTATAACAAGGTGCTTTTATAGTAAAATATATATAGTCATAAATTTATGGAGAAAGCATGCCTTTATCAGAGCAGGATATTTTAAATAACGTATTTGAAAATGACGCTATTGATTTCAACTTAAAAACCCAAATAGCAGGAGAGGACTTAACTAACGATGTATTAAAAGCAGAAGCACAGTACAGCTCTTCGGGTGTTTTAACATCAGATACTCAAGTCAAAAACAGTGCGGGGTTTGTTCATACAGTAACTATCTCACAAAACGATGCAGCACCAACAGCGGGAACAATAGATATATACGACAACACCACAGCAACAGGAACCAAGATATTTACATGGACACTTGACACCACAGTCTTTAGACCATTTAGTGTAACACTTGACGTTTTATGTGCTAATGGTATCTATGTTGATTTCACAACCACAGCAGATGTTGCAGTTGTACTAAGTTATAGGTAAACCAAATGCCAAGATTTAAAGTAAGAGATGATGAGAATAGTATATTGTTAGATGGCTCCGACGATGCTGTAACCTTTACAGGTTACGCACTACCTTCCTCATTTACTA